ATGCGGCTAGTATACTAAGCCTATTCTGCGTATGGACTTCTAAAAATCCTTTGTCCAAAAAAAATGACCTTAAAAGGTCAACGGTGTTTGTAAACTTCTTCGGCGATATTAGTTGCGTCATTTTCTTTTCCTTTTAGTAAATTCAACCTAAAAAAAATTTGCTCAAAAAAAATTGAGCCTATTTCTTCATCTGTTTATTTATCTTCTTCGTACAGGCTTAGCGTTTTTCTTTTCCTCAGCGGCTCGCTGTGCGTCTTTTATTTTATCTTTTTCAATTTGATCTTTAAGTACAGTGCCTGCCCACAATCCTACTCCATAGACAAGGATTACAAGAACTGATACAAAAATTAAAAGTGAAATAGGTGTCCATTGTTCTATCATTTTTTAGGAGCACAATCTGTTGTAAAATCTTGTAGACCATGTACGTAATTGTATAAAGTAAACCAGTCACGTTCACGCATTTTGTTGTAGTCATCACAAGGAAATAATAAACTTAAATTAAACACAATACCAATCTGATTATGTGTTACTAATTTTGCAAGAGTCATTGCTTTTCCGTGGGTACATCTTCCTAAATGAAATCCACACAAGTAATATTTGTCATAGTGGGTTGGTATATCTTGTATGAAAGGGAATATTTTATCTTGTGTTGTATCCATCTCCTCCATTATTTCACGTCCATCTGCAACATGAATAATATCAAAACGGGATCTTATTAATTTAAGTGTTTGATTTAGATAAACGCCAAACGCTTTTGTTTCATCTGCAAGATGAGGGAAGTCTTGAGCATCATGAGGTAAAGGTTCCTTCCATGCATCACATACTACTAAACATTCTGTTGCCACAATAATACTCCTACATTAATATTTACCTTAAATACACTGATGATAGACAAGGATCCATTTGAACAGGTTCTACGGGACCTAAAACAGCAAGGTAGGTACAGAGTGTTTAACGATATACTTCGTGAACGCGGTGACTTTCCTAAATCAATTTGGTACGGGCCTTATGCAATAAAAAATATTGTAAACTGGTGTAGTAATGATTACCTCGGTATGGGTCAGAATAAAGTCGTCATTGATGCAATGCATACTGCCTTAGATCAAACAGGAAGTGGATCAGGTGGTACGCGAAACATTGGCGGTACTTCGCACTACCATGTAGCACTAGAGCATGAGCTTGCAAAATTGCATGGTACTTCAAGTGCTTTATTGTATACAAGTGCATATGTTGCCAATGAGTGGACACTGGTTGCTCTAAGCAAAATCATTCCCAACATTATGTTTTTAAGTGACGACATGAACCATGCCAGCCTGATAGAAGGTATAAGACATAGTGGTGCTCCTAAGGCAAGATGGAAGCACAATGATCTGAGCGACTTAGAAGAAAAATTGCAAGATTGCGTAGCTAACGATATGATACCATGTATTGTATTTGAATCTGTGTATAGCATGGATGGTGACGTAAGTCCAATTAAAGGTGTTTGCGAGCTAGCCGAAAAGTATAGGGCCATAACATATCTAGACGAAGTACATGCTGTAGGCTTGTACGGGGAATCAGGGGCCGGTAAGCTAGAAGAAGTCGGACAAGAAGGTGTAGTTGATATAGTCAACGGAACTTTAGGCAAAGCGTTTGGAGTACAAGGCGGTTACATAGCTGGTGAAGGGATTGTCATAGACGCAATCAGATCAGTAGCTAGTGGATTTATATTCACTACCAGCATGAGTCCTGTGATTTGTGCTGGTGCCTTAGCTTCAATTAAATATTTAAAGGATCATAATGAGTTGCGTGTTCAACATCAAGAACGTGCATCTAAGTTAAAGTCTATGTTAGCAGAAGTTGACATAGAAGTGCTAGATGTTGCAAGCACACACATAGTTCCTGTAATGATAAGAGATGCAAAGCGTTGCAAAGAAATTAGTGACGAGTTGCTTAATGAATATGGGATTTATATACAACCCATTAACTACCCAACTGTTCCAGAAGGAACAGAAAGGTTAAGGATCGCACCAACTCCTTTGCACACTGACGCTATGATGAGCGATTTAGTAGACGCATTGGTTAAGGTTATAAAGTGATCGCAGAAAGGAACAACATGGACTTAATTAAAAAATATCTTTATCAAGGGTTTGGATTCTTTTGTGTAGGAATGGCCTACATCGGTTTCGTTACTCCAGGAATACCATTTAGTATTTTTCTAGTAATGGCTGCTTGGGCATTTGCTAAGAGTTCTCCACGGATGCATGCATGGTTATACAACCATCCATGGTTTGGAGAGTTCCTAACAAATTGGACCACAAAGAAAGTTTTTCCAACATGGGCAAAATATGCTATGATAATTGTAATGTCAAGTACATTAGCATTTACATGGTTTACTACAGGCAATATCAAGGCAGTTCTTTACTCAGGCATTTTTATGTTAGGCGTAGCAATATGGTCTTGGAGGTATCCGGGGTCGGTTAACGAGTACAATCGCAGAGTAGAATCAAAGGAGAGGATTGCGTGGCTAAGGTAGAATTTGATGATCCACAAATATGGACAGTTGAAGAATTATTAGAATCAGAAAGAAAAGGAATAGCAGAACTAATTGAAGATTTGGCTAAAGAAGAACATCCAGATGTTGCAGAAATACAGAAATTAGTAACAGTTGCAGGATATATAGAGGACCGTCTTTCAGGAAAATACACTTGACATGTGCTAAATACTATGCTATATTAATAGCGTACACACAGACACATAGGAGAATATAATGACTGTAGACACTAAGTACGGTGCTGACATTTTAAAGCAGACCCAAGCAATGGCAGAAATGGTAAAAGACATGATGCCAAAAATCAACACAAACAAAAATGGATATGAAATCCGATCTAAGATCTTACAAATTGCAAAAGATCAAGAACACTTTGAGTATAATGCAAAGTTTGCAGGCTGGCAACAGACTTCACACGTAGATTCGGAGACTAACGAAATAGTAACAACTGTAGAGATGCCACCTATTCCAGGTGTTGACTCTATTTTAGAAACTGCTAATAAGTTCTATGATTTCGTTAACGATAAAAAGTAACTAATATAAAGAGAATATAATATAAAGGGACATAGTCCTTACAACATATAGATAGTTAGCAACCCCCGGCACAGGAAACTATGTCGGGGGTTAATCGTTTTACGCTACTCTTCTTTAGTTGTTCGTTTTTGTAGTGCATTAAGTAATAAACCATATGCAGGTAGGAATACAATTAATCCTACTACAATTTTTGTTAGTGTATTATTAAACGCTACGTCTGCAACCCATGGTGCAGGATAAAACGCTGTGTAAAAGAATGCGTAAGTATCAATGATGTTAGCGGCAACAGTCGAAACTGCAGGGGCTATCCACCAAGCTGACATTCTTTCACGAATGTGTTGGAATACGTATACGTCAAGCATAGTACCAATTGCATAAGCAGTACCACTAGCTAAACCTACACGATATGCATGTTCATCACCTAGTGCTAATAATACAAGCACAGAAGCAACAATCGCAGGAATAATTGCCATTGCAACAACAGCTCGTCCTGCTTCTTTGCCAACTAGTCTAACTGTAAGGTCAGTAGCTACTACAACAATAGGAAAAGTAAACGCCGCTGCTGCTAACGGAAACTCTCCAAACAATGGTAGGTCTGCTCCTGGAAATACATTAAATCTAATTGTAACAAGGTAGTTGCTGAGTGCAATTACCGCGGTGTGTAATATGACTAGGTTACGTACCAACGTCATATTAACGTCTTTGAATATATTACTAAACATGAAATTCCTTTCTATATATTGTCGACTGGGTATTTAAGTCTAGGTGTGTAACATTAAAGTAGTACTGAATGATGATAATCAACCAGATTAAATACACTACTGACGAAAGCTTATGTCAGTTAACAAAGGAGGTATCCATTATGGAAATCTTAAATAAAATAAGAGGATGGGCAGGTGCTATCACAGAAGTAGGTATTTCACTTATTTCTTTAGCAGTTGTACTGGAAGTTCTCTTCAACGGCCAAAACATTCCGTTCTGGCCAAACATCAACGTTGTTAGCAATATCACTGCAATGATCTCAGGATTGTCTGCACAAGGTCTTGTTGGCTTAGTTGCTGTCTGGGTGTTATATCATATCTACAATCGCAAAGCGTAAAATTTTATAACACTTTTTGAGTGGCAGAGCCTTCTTGGCGGAGAGTTCTGTCACTCTTTTTTATTTGTTTATTTGGTCAGCCATTCCGTGATTAACATCTGCATGCCCTTGCTCGTCAGCTCTTACTTTTTTAATTACATCACTTAACTTTGCAGTTTTTTTCAATCCGTAATAATCTATTGCAATTTGCGGAGCAGGAATATTTTCAACCTTGCTACTTTTTATTTCATCTAGATATTGTGTGTATGAAATAACAGCTTGATCTTCAAAGTATCCTATCATCCTGTGTGCAGTGCCTGGAAAGAAAATGTATAAAACTAGATAGAAGTGCCAAAAAACAAGCTGAGCAAATGCAATTAATAATCTTTCAAAGATATTTGGTTTTGCAATTTCAATGAAGATCATTAAATGCATTCGTTCGTTTTCAGCTTCGTCTAGTAAAGTCTTAATCCAGCCTCGCTCATCAGGTTGCATCTTTCTTAGGCTACGTAAGTGATTCCACATGCCTGCTACCATACCTGGTACTCCGGCAACAGTTTCAAGTACTACTGCTCTGTGTCCATAACGCTTTGCAAAAAAAGTATCTGCAAACCATCTAAACATCATTGTAAGCCTAAACGCTATACTATCGGCGATGTCAACTCTTTTTATCATCTAGCCAATCTGATTCTTCGTCAGTGTACGGCCACATTAGTGTGTGCCTCTATAAATTTGGCCACCTGATGCAATGTGTTTAATATCGCAACGGCTGATGCCCATGTCGTTAAGTTCATAATCACTTAATTTAATAAGTTCATTGTAAACTTTACGATCAAACTTTGGTTTAAACTTTGATACAAAGTTATTTAAAATAGCAAACATTAGTCTTTCCTTCCTTTGAAATAATGCTTAGATGGTTCGTAAGGATTCGTTAGCTCCTTCCAAAAGCTTTTTAATACTTTCCACATGGCTAAGTTGTAAGTTGTGCTAGAGACAACCACATGCAACTAAAAATAATAATGCCAAGTCCGCCCATTAGGACTGCTTCACAAAATTCTCCAGTGCATCTGCTGTGTAGATCTTTAATTTTATTAATCATAGTCTTCGTTCCTGTGTGTGTTGATTACCTCTCATAGTAAAAAGCATACCCCTTCCGTATGAATCAGTAATCATTAATGTTGTTAATAACATCAAGCAGACCCCTGCTCGATAAAAGTTATAGTTGTCCTAAGAACGCTCCGAAATTATTCTAGCTTGTTCTTCGTACAACCTTTTAGCTGCTTGGTATTGTCCTTGACGAGCAAGTTCAGCTGCCGCTCTAGCATAGCTAGCACTTTCTGCTGCTCTCATCAACGCATTACCCATAGCTTTGAATGGAGTTAATAATACCATTATACCCATCCTCTCAAATTATTATTTGATTGTGGTGGTCTTTCACCACTAGTCCTGACCATATGATCATACGCGAAACGCCAATCGCTTCCGTACTCTGTTTTTGCCCATGTTAGGTAACTGTTGTGGTCACTGGATGTCTTAGATCCAAACAGTTGCCGTAGGACTTTAGTCACATTTCTCATTGTGAATCTCCTAGTTTAAAAATGTTGGATGCTTAAGGAAAGCAATACCCCGAGTCTTTTCTCGGCGTCAATGTCGCTTTGGACATCGTCAATTGCTGTTTTAGGAGTGCTTTCAACTCCCATAGTCTATCCTATGTGTCTGTGTGTGGTTACATTTACTGTAACGCTTTTATTTATCATCGAGAAGCTATAAAACGTACAGTTTAGAGCGGATAAACCACGATTTTACCATTTTTTTTGCAAATACCTACTATGCACGATATGCATACCGTGTCAATACTCTATTGATATTGTTAATAATAGGAGTTATTATAAATAATCAGTCGGGCAACGTCGAGCCTGGTCTTAATATGTGAGCGATGGGGTAAAGCCATCAAGCAGAGGAGATAACAAATGGACGCACTCACCTTATGGAGCCTGGTCGGGTTCCTATTTGCTGCTTATGCAGTTATTGCAAACGATTCAGTACAGACTCTCGGTACATGGATGGCATCAAACAATGAGAGATTCAACTACAAAATATTATGGGCATCAGCAAGTACAGTATTACTTGCCACGCTTTGGTATGGTTGGGCAACTAATGGCGGCGATATAAGTTATGGCCGTCTTAATAAAATACCGTGGCAAGAAATACAATGGTATCATGCAGCGGCACCAGGTATACTTGTATTACTTACTAGACTTGGTGTACCTGTATCAACTAGCTTCTTAGTACTAAGTGCATTCGCAAGTACATTTGTACTAGAGAAAATGCTTATGAAAAGTATAATGGGATATGGTATTGCGGCACTATTCGCATACGGTGTTTGGTACCTAGTAAGCAGGAAGCTTGATGAAACAGTTCCTGTTAGAGAAGAACACAAGTCTTGGTGGCGTGTTGCACAATGGGTAGCAACAGGCGGACTATGGTGGACTTGGTTATCACATGATATGGCTAACATTGCAGTATTTCTACCACGACAAGTTCCTGTAGATTTAATGGTGCTTGTTAGTTTTGTATTTGTTGCAGGTTTATTCTGGATGTTTAAAGAACGTGGCGGCAAGATACAATCAATTGTATTAGAAAAACATAACACAAGATATGTGCGAAGTGCTACACTAATTGATTTGTTCTATTGGTTATGCTTGTACTTTTTCAAAGAGCTAAATGATATACCTATGTCAACTACTTGGGTATTCGTTGGTATGCTTGCAGGTAGAGAACTTGCTATTGCACAATTCACTGGCAAGACAAAGTTCAAAAGTGTATTTCCTTTGGTGGCAAGAGACTTCCAAAAGATGATGATTGGACTAGGAGCATCGGTTGCTATTGTATTAACAATCCATTATATATTAATACCAAATGGATTTTAAATTTAACTTGACAATGTTAGTATTAGATAGTATACTATAAGAAACATTTGCGGAAGTATCAATGAGAATAACTATTGCAGGGTATGGCCATGTTGGTAGAGCTGTCGAAGCCTATCTAAAAGAGTGTGGTGTAACTACCAAAATAGTTGATCCTGAGTATTATAGAATACTAGGAAAAGATCTTACATGCGGATTAAAAATCAGTGACACAAACGCTGAAGGAGTAATAATCTGCGTAAGTACTCCGCAAGCAGAAACTGGTGAATGTGATATGTCAAATGTCTTTGATGTACTCACAGATACAGATCCAAAAACTCCGGTACTAATCAAAAGCACAATCAGTCTTGAAGGTTGGGAACAAATAGAAAGTTTGTTCCCAACACATACAATTACATTCTCCCCTGAGTTTATAAGAGCAGAACATGCAGTAGAAGATATGCTTGCTACTGAAACTTTTTATATGGGAGGTGGACACTATTACTTTTGGGAAAGAATATTAGAAAGAGTAATGATCAGACCCAACAAAGTAGTAAAGATTAAACACGCACATCCAAGAGATTTGATATTAGCTAAATATTTTCGTAACAGCTTTTTAGCTACAAAAGTTGCTTTCTTTAATCAAGTTTATGATTTATGCAAAGCCGCTGAAGTTGATCACGAAGCAGTCATACCCTTAATAACAGACGACAACCGAATAGGAGATAGCCACAGCAGAGTAACATCAGAACGGGGTTTCGGAGGTCACTGTTTTCCCAAAGACACCCAAGCAATTCTAAAAACAGCACAGGACTTTGATATAGACTTGTCGTTGATACGAGAAGCTATTCAATATAATAATAACGTAAGGAAGGGTGACACTTGAAGATGAAGATAATAACTGGCAATGCGAATCCGGAGTTAGCTGATAGAATCGCACAACACTGTTTTGCCACATTAGTTCCTGCTAAAGTAAGTAACTTTGCGGACGGAGAAACCAGTGTAGAGTTTTTAGAAAATATAAGGGGAGAAGATGTTTTTATTTGTAACTCAACATCAACTCCTGTAAACGATAGTTTAATGGAATTGCTTATAATGATTGATGCTGCCAAGCGTAGTAGTGCTAGTCGTATTACAGCAGTTATTCCTTACTTTGGTTATGCTCGTCAAGATCGTAAGAGTGCAAGTCGTACACCTATTACTGCTAAGTTGGTTGCTAATTTAATTACAACAGCTGGCGCAGATAGAATACTTACAATGGATTTACATGCAGGACAAATACAGGGGTTCTTTGATATTCCAGTGGACGATTTAACAAGCCGTATCGTATTTGCAGATGATATTAGATCACATGTTAATGTTAATCAAGGCACTGTCTTTGTTTCGCCTGATGCAGGCGGTGCAGTTCGTGCTAGAAAGTTTGCTGATATGTTTCATGGAGATATTGCTGTCGTTGATAAGCGTAGACCACAAGCAGGTGTTAGTGAAGTAATGGCACTAATTGGTGATGTGAAAGACAAGCATGCTATTCTAGTAGATGACATTGTAGACAGCGGAGGAACACTATGTGGTGCGGCACAAGCTATTATGGATGCAGGAGCATTAAGTGTTAGAGCTTATATTACACACGGAGTGCTAAGTGGAGAAGCAGTTAAACGTGTAGAAAAGAGTGTACTTGATGAACTAGTAGTTACTGACAGTATCAACACTAGGGACTTTAGTAAACTTAAGAAATTGCGTGAAGTAAGTGTTGGAACACTATTCGGTGAAGCTATTCGTAGAGTTACTAACGAAGAAAGCGTAAGTTCACTGTTTGACTAAACTTGCGGTGTTTCCATACCTTCAGCGGCTTTTTTAATGTGCATTACATAAGCATCAATAGAGTGATCTGAGAAACTATCAACTTTCATTACTTTGATACCTCTCCAAATACCTCTAAACCTGTCTTTAGTTCTTTGCCATCCTGTGAGTGTACGAACATTGCCCCAAGTGTTTAGATAGTGTTCCATGCCATGGTGTCTATATCCCATTATGTTTAATGGAACTCTTGTGACTATATCGTTATTGTTTACCCATCTAATATGTCTGACGCCTAAAGATGTACAATACTTGGTCCATCCTACTCTTGGACTACCGTAAGTGTAAAGCTCATACGGATTTGGAATACCTTCATGATGATAACATCTGCTAGCCATAATAGTTGCCATAGCTGCACCTAACGAATGTCCACAGAACCAAACAGTTTTCTTTGCATTTGCTTTACGTTGTATATCTTCTAGTATCATAGGCCATAAGTCGTCTACTTCGTCCTTAAAACCTCTATGCACTCTGGACACAGTTTCAGCAACGACAGGCATTGCCTTTAAGTCTGCTTGTATATCACTATACTGTGTAGGCTGTGTTCCCCTACAAGCTATAACCATATCTGTTTTATTTTGGAATCTATATGCTTGAGCACCGTCCCGGTCATAAAATTCTGTTGTTGTAAAACCTAATTTTTTCGCTTGCTTTTTTGCACTATTGATGTTATAATAAGCATACTTTGATAACTTCGCGAAAAGTAATGATCGATTATATGTATCGAGATCTAAAATACCCGGCATCTTTCCTCCTTATTGCTATAGTAGCGACTAGAAGTAGTCGTTACAGCAATATTTATACTCCAAACCTTATAAATACACATAAGGAAGTGTGAGAGAAACTATGAAGAAACGTACCAGATCAATTTTAGACGAATTAAACCAGGTACATGGCAATCGTGATAATGATTTGTTTATTGATACCACTGCGAATAATATCATTGAGAGTGCTATTAATCTGCTCAGTCGGGTACATAGTCATTATGATATAGACACAGCTTCTGAACTAGAGCGCCGTTTTATTAATAGTATTAAATCAGGCGATCCTCGTAAGTTTCGTAGGGCAATCCATAGAATACGAGAAGGAAAGCAGAATGACAATTCTTAACGAAGGTGGCAACATCTTCCAAGGTACAGCTGAGTTCGATCAAAAGCTGATACCGGACATGATGAAACAAATTAATAAAGTCATGAAAGTTACAGGTGCCAAAGCACTACCAATTGGTTCTGGTGCAACACCAACACCAGGTAAACTAAGTGGCGATTTAGATATGATTGTTGATGCTGGTACTATAATAAAGCACTTCAAAGTTGCAGATACAAAAAATGCAAAAATAGAATTAGAAAAGTTATTTCAGCAAGCTGGCTTTGAAACACGCAAGTCAGGACAAATTGTACATGTTAAAACCACAATAGGTGACACACCTCAACAAGTTGATATTATGGTAGTAGACAACGGTGCTACAGCCCAAAAGTTTCACGTACACGACTTACCTAAAGGATCGTTGTACAAAGGTGTACACAAGCAAATTATGATAGCTGACCTTGCTAAAGTAAAAACAACAGACGATCATCCTAATGGCATGAAATGGAGTGCGTATAAAGGACTAGTTGACAGGGAAACTAACGAACTTATATCAAGCGATCTTAATCAAGTAGCTAAGATTCTTTTAAATCCAAAAGCAAAAGCTGCGGACTTAGGAAGTGTTGAAAGTATTGTAAAAGCAAATCCAGAAGCACAAGCAATTGTAGACAAGTACGAAGCTGATCCAGAAAGTGCTTGGATGAAAAAGAAGATACCTGCACCAACTGAAACATTAGAAGACAAACAGCTTAGACGGATCAAAGAACTGCTACCAAAATGAGATATCAAGAGTTTAAAATACTGACCGAAGAATTTAAGGGTCGCGAATATAATCACGTAGAAGATCTTGTGACTGTTAACGGATCAGCTGGCGCAATGAAAGCAGCAGATATACTAGACGGCATGGGCAGTGACTCAGGTGATGTAGCTATTAAATGGGACGGCAACCCTACATTTTATTGGGGACGTGAACCAGACGGCACATTTGTATGTGTAGGTAAAAATGGCTGGGGGAGACAAAAGTCAACAACATCAGCTGACTTGTCTAAGTTTATTTTAAACACAGGTAAAGGCGAAGACTGGCGTAAAGACTTTGCTGGAGATATGGCTAGTGTGTTTGACTTGATGAAATCTGCAACACCTCCTAGCTTTAGAGGCTATGCATACGGAGACTTACTTTATACACCACGCAAGCCATTTACTAGTGATAACGACTCAGTTGTCTTTACTCCTAATAAAGTTACATACACCGTGACTAAGAAAAGCGAGCTTGGGCAACGCATAGCGGCCTCACAAGTTGGTGTCGTAGCACATACTACATATGAAACTTTTGGGAGTAAAGATAGCACACCTATTAAAGATGTAAGTATTTTTAATAATAGAGATGTTGTTGTGCTAGGACAAACATATGTAACACATCAACCCAAGGTTGATACAAAACAAACAGATGCTATACGTAAAAAAGCAAATGCAAGTGCAAAAGTAATTGATCAGTTTCTTGCACCACAAAAAGGTCTAAGTGATATGAAGAATATCATTTATACATATGTCAATCATATGACACGCACACAACAGCTAAAAAATATAGAATCAGGATTCTTTGAATGGCTAAGTACTAGTAAGGTAAGTGCAAACAAGCAAGCAAAAATTAAAGGTATGCATGATGCTTCACCAAAAGCATTAGCAAGTATATTTGGACTTATCAAAACAATAATGACTGTAAAGGACAATATCATAGATCAATTAGATTCCGCAGATGCAGACGTTAAGGCAACTACAGCAGGCGAAAAAGGCGGCGAAGGTTATGTCGCACAAAAATCAAAAGTAAAACTTGTACCTCGTACAAGATGGCAACCAAACTAAGGAGTTAGAAATGAAAGTACATGAAATTACAGAAGGTTACTACGATGCATCACCTTTTGCCCAAAAGATGGCAAGGTTTGGTCGTACACTTCAACAACTAGGACAAGGCACAGGAGAGCCGGGAAGCCTAGCTAAAATGTCAGACGAAGAACTAGGCATGATGAATAAAATGGGATCACTTGGGTCAGCACTAACTACTGTTGGTAACACCTTTGGAATCAAAGATCCATCAGAAGGCAGCGGCGATCCAAAGCAAAAGCTTGCTAAATTTTTTAAAGATTTAGAATCTGCTTGTGGTTGTGACAAGCCAACTATTATGAAACTGCTTAAAAAAGCAGAAGAAAATGCTAGTATGAAAACTGATGTTGGTGTTAAAGACCCTGAGCCACAAGATGAGCCAGATGACGAACCAGAAGATAAAGCACCAAGTGATGACGAAATTGATCGCGACGCAAAAGACTTTGCAAGAGGCTAATATTTAATGACTGATCGGTACACAGCAACTGAATGGGCAGCAATAGAAGGAGGCCATACTATGGATACTTCTAAAGAAGAAGCATTCTCATTCATTAAGGACTTGCACGAAGCACGTATGACAAAAGATAATGGAAGTTCAAAAAAGCTAACATTCTCAGATTGTTGTGAGAGATTGTACCTAACACTATTAATATTAGAAACTATGCGTAAGTATCCCGATTTTAAAAACATAGTGCAAAAATACGCTAAAAAGACTGTGGGCTTTGAAACTTATAGATATTATAGAATCATGGGTACAGATCTTTATAACTTTATATATTTTATAGTAGGAGGTGATTCTGCACAAAATAAGTTAAAAGATCCTAAGTCAGCTAAAGAAATGAAAAGAAACTCACGTATTCCTGTACTTGATATTAATAGATATATTCGAGCATTAGCTAACGGTAGTGAAGTTAATCCTAGTTCTTTGTTTATTAAACTCGAATCTGCTTTGAGAATTACTAACTCCGATTACAAAGCAGTTCGTAGAAGTATACTGAACTGGGATAAACAAACTAGATCAGATAAGCGTTTAGTTGCTACACGGTTAATATTTGCGACAAGGGCAAAGCTTAGAAGCTCAGACTTAATTGATGACTTTGAAAAGTGGGCTGCAATTAAAAACATGGAGAAAGCTAGTGTCACTGATCCAGAGCCTACAGTATCAAAACCAGACCTAGCTGGCTCACAACAAAATCTAGCATTGTATAGATATCTAGTTGGATCTAAGAATCTAGCACTAACTAAACGTTTCCTACAGCAAGCGAGCAATGGACAAGCGGCTAGTAGTGGTATGGTGCAAGCATATATGCCTGCAATAGAAATGCTTGATGATATAGTGCAAGCAGGACCTGCATACGTAAATAACCTACGTGCATTACATAAACGAGCCAAAAAGAGCTAAAACACCCCATATTTTCCCTAATAGATGATAAATAAAAGTATACAAAGAAGAAGAGGTCTTCTTTAGTCATTAGAGAATATAGGAGAATATAAAATGGCAGCAGTAACAAGAGTAAACGGATTAGGTCATGCACACGCAACGATCTATTCAACAGCAAACTTAGGTTTCGCAGTTGTAGCATGTGGTGCTTCAGTAGCAGCTAAAGGTGGAATTGGTTCCACTATTGAAGCTATTGCACAGCAACTACAGCCAATTGCAATCAACAGTGAAGGCACAGCTGGTTTGATTAACATCGTATATGATGCTTCACAAACTAACGCAGCTGGTCTACAAGTTGGCTTACAAGCACTAGGTACAGTTGATTCAATCGACCTATCATCCGCAACAGTAACTGAAGGCGGACAGTTTATCGTAAGTGCATAATTTACGTAACTAAAAATAAAATCTACCTTAGGATTTTGAGAGCTCACATTTATGTGGGCTCTTTTTTTATGTCTGTAAATACTGTATGGACAAGTTTAGACTTACTACACTAGTAGACATTACTGAAACAGGAGCAAGGCGTGGAGAAGATCCTCTTGCATACAGACAACAGCAAAACTTTCTCACAGTGCTACAGACGATAGGTTTGAGAACAAATATTGAATATACTAGTGGTCCAACATGTATTACAGCAGTTCCTAAGGAAAAAAGTTTAGGAAGTGACTACAAAGGACAACAAACTATATGGCAGTTTGAGTTTACATCTCCAGCACCAGATTCATTAACGCTAGACATGTTAAACAATGATTTTAATTTAATTCCTATAATTACTGAGTTAGCTGAAACAGTAAAATTTAAAAATTCAGTTTTTATCACACAAAAACCTAAAATAAGCAATACCAATTTTGAATTATTAGATAAATAATATTGTAGCACAAAAACTACCAGGCATCTAAAGACACAATTAAGGCCCAACTAAGAGTTTACTTAATCAAGCTTACTGAGCGTAAGCACTACGGAGTTTAAAGATGGCTGGTGCCACAGAATTAGAAAAAGAAAACCTTGAAGCACACGTTGATCTATGTCAACAACGCTACGAAGCTTTAGAGGGCAGACTAACCAAAATCGAATCAAAAGTAGACAGCATACATAAAGATGTTGTTGAAGGCCAAAAAAGTATGACTAAAGTCATTATTGGCGCTGCAGGCACAATTACAGCCGGCCTGCTATCTACCATCATAGTTCTAGTAATGAACCTATAAATTACGCTAAATAACTATATGTTATTACGCGAGCTATACATACCACCTAAAGACGCAGTTGAAATAGAAAATCCTAAAACAGGGTTCTCTTACAAAGTTGACAAGAAAAAAGCTGTGGCTTTAGTTAAAAAAGGTTGGAAGATAGTTCAAGTTCATCATGAGGAAGATGACTTAGACGAAGGTCCTACTTGGGCTAGATCTGGTAAGAAAGTTGTACGTAAGTATAGATGTTCAGCTGGTCCACGCAAAAATAGAATTGTGTCTAAGTTACAACAATGCTTTGCTGCACCAAATGTAAAAAAGCGTATTGCATTAAAAAGGGTTAAAGCTAGATTAGGTTCTAGAATTGCTAGGAAAGCAAAAAGGACAAAACGTATTAATCCTGCATCAATTAGAGTACAGCGTCTGAATAAAGCAACAAGTAGAAGGCGATAATATGTTTGTACGTGAGATAATAGAAGGTGCAACACCTATATTTGGTAAGACAGGTAACAAAGTCGTACGCAAGTATAGATGTACTAGTGGCTCACGTAAGGGACGTATTGTTGCTAAACCAGGAACATGTACAGCACCTAAAAATGTAAAAGCAATGACTACAATGAAAAAGACTAGGCGTAGCAAAGGTGCAACAGTTAGTATAAAATCTAATAGAACAAAACGTACTAGCCCAGCTAGTCAAAAGCTTAAAAGGTTAAATGTTGGTTCACGTAGAACACTTCGACCTAGAAAGAGAAGGGGAAGCAAACGATGAAGATAATGGAACTTGTAGGCACTCCTGCAGATCAGCAAGGTAGAGCTGACGCTCTACCCGGTGTTAGTAATATGGATCAAGCAAAACAGCAAATGGGTACAGAAGAAAATCCAGCAGTTGCAGCGAAGCAAAAGCAAGAACAAAAGAAAGTAATACAAGATCAAATTCGTGCTACCCGCGAACAGCTTAAACAACTACAGACACAACTAGCGGCAATAAAATGAAGTTAAACGAACTCATTAAAAGCTTCGAAGTATTCTTGACCAATGAAGAAGAAGAATTATTAGAAACTTTGGGCAATCAAACAAAGCCGCTGTCATCATTCACAGAACATGATCAAGTCATAATTAACAACTTAATACGTAAAAGTGTGGTAAGTAAAATAATGCTCGACAAACGCTCTGTAATGGTGACAAAAAATGATTTCTGACAATCTGATATATGACCTTGAAGATATTGTTGATAAAGGACTAGAAGATACTACAATACCAATTGCCAAAGGTAATAGTGTTCGTATTAAACAATATGTAGTAAGGAAGAGTAAAGTAGGCTATCTTGTTTATGACAGTTCTTGTAATAAACAGCTACATAAAACACAATTTAAGTCAATAGCTATTGCAATAGCTAAGAATCTTGCTGAAAATAAGAGTCATATGTTCGATAAGATAATAGATATAGAAAATAATTTAGCAAAACACTATAATGATGCAGTATTTTATAAGCATA